GAAGCAAGTATTCCTTTTGCGTTTTCAGCAATCGCTTCTTCCAAATTTTTCATTTGGATGCTTGCATCTTCAACTAATGATTTTTCTTTTGACATCACTATTTTTTTCTATATAAATATATCCCTCTCTCAAAAAAGTTTATTTTTCACTTTTAAGAGAGTAGATTTTTTTAATTTTTATATAAATATTTTCGAGAATGAAAAAAGCACAAAATAAAAAAGGGGGATAATTCCCCCTTTTCTTTACTCATAAAAACAAAACACCCAAAAAAAACTTAGTCAATAACTTCGTCAATTTTACTTTCAACTATTGCGGTAATTCTCCAATCTTGAGTATAAGCTTCAAAAACCTTGGTCACTTTGGCTTCAACGTCAGTTGGGTTGTAACCTTTAACCAATTTTTCTTCTTTTTGTTTTTTAATCTTACCTGATTCTGAATCTACCATATCAATGGAGATTTTTGCTACAAAATATTTTTCGTCCATAATTTTTTTTTATAATAATCGTATTTTATTTTTTAATTGTCAACGTTTAACAATTAGAATTTCGTGAGATTCTTTAGAATTAGTGATTCCCATTTCGGTTCTATTTTTTCCTATTCGAGTTTCACCATTCCCCATAGAATAATTCCATTTAGGGTAAAATAACTCAAAATCTTTATAATATTCTCTAATGGTTTCACAATTGTTATAGGATAAAACAAAATTTCCTTTATGACTTAAAAGTAGGTCTCTTAGTTTTATGTGGTCAAAATTATTGTGATGAACAGGAATATTTCTCATCGGATAAATTCCTGTAAACATTTTATTGTCATTGTCTTTTTCTAAGTAATACGGGGGGTCCAAGTATAAAAACTTATTTGGATTATTTTCAATAACATTCTCAAAAGACATTTCTTGAACCATCAAATTTTTGAGATTAAAAGTTTCAATTTTTTTAACCATCGAATTCCATTTATTTTGATTCAAATATACTTTTGAACCCCAACCCAAATAACCTGGTCCGTATGAAGTGTTATGATTGAAAAAATAATAAGCCGCCGCTGTGATGTTATCTAAACTTATTGGTGTTGTTCTTTTATAATAATCGGTCTTCCAATCTGATAAAAGGGTTTGAGTTTTATCCCAATTAATTAAAATATCTTTTATTCGTTTATACTCTTCTTCTGTAGGAGAAATTTGTTGAAGTTTCAAAGATAACTCTTTTGGATTGTTTAATAACACATTCCAAAAATTTACCAAAGCGTCAAAAATATCAAATCCGTAAACTTTTTTTCCTAAACTAGCCCAATGAACTTCTAAAGAACCTCCACCAATAAATGGGGAATATATTTCTTGATAATCTTTAACAAAGGGAGTTATAAATTTAATCGCTCTTGTTTTTCCACCTGCGTACCTGAGTGGTGTTTTCATTTTTTCCTTGTTAACTTTTTATTTTCAATAAATCTACCAAAACTTTCAATTAAATTCAATGGTATCTTTGTGTTGGACTCTTGAAAATTCCATTCAGGATAATTGGAATATTCCTCGAAATATTCTTTCAAACATAACTCTTCAATGTATGTCACATCAAGAGGAATTTGAATTAATGAAGTTTTGAATATTCCTGTTATTCGTTTTTTTACCGATTCTATAAAAATACAATAAACTAACATTTGTTTTTTTTCATTTAATTTATCACATATCAAATGATGAAGTGAAAAACGATTAATCCCAGGAGTTCCTTTCAAAGCTGAAATGTAATTGGATAGAGTACCTTTGATTCCTGATTTAGAATTAGATTTTCCTATTTTTAGAATTTTTTTCGACCCATCTTGGGAAACTTCGATAAAAAAATAAACTCTTCCTCTTTTGTCATTGAGACGTTCCCGTTTCATAATCCAATCAAAAGACAATTCACCATCTTTTTTTTGAAATTGGCCGACGTACTCTAACCGATTAGTTTTGATAATTTTATCTACAAAAGACATTGATATTTGGGATTACTTTCCCAAATAATCGGATAATCTTTTCATTAAGTCAACTGACTTGCCAATTGAGTCTCCCGCAATCCTTTCGGATTTTGCTCTTTTTTCTTCTTCTAAATTTTCTTCGTAGTTAAATCTATCTTCAGGGTTTTTAAACAAATAAGCCCCTGGAGTAGATGGTGAAGATACAAGGTCAAAACAAATTAATTCAAAATCATCTTGAACTTCGTTTTGTTCTCCCACTTTTTTCAAAGACCCAACACCACGAGAAGATATTCCAAGAGTCACCCCTTGTCTTAGATAGTTTGCGGCTAAATCTCCTTTTGTTGAACAAACTCCTCTTTCGTGGAAACCTGGACTTGTTAATAATTTTAATTTTCCCATCAATACAGGACCATCCCACCATATTTCATTAATAATGTGTGAAACCCTATCAAGGTCAATTAAAGACGACTCAGGGTGATTTAATTCAGAAAGTGAAGTACCTTTCGCGATTGCCTTTTTATAGTTCTCAGCTTCACGCTTAAGTATTCTTTCAGGATATATTCTACCATTCCTATTAGGAGTGTTATATTTTTGAAGAACCGCATAAAATTCAAAAGGTTTAGAGTAGTCAGACAAATCTTTTTGTTCTCTGAGAACTTTTGAATTGAATTCGTGTTTTGGGGATATATATCCCGCATCGTATTCAATCAAAATTCCTTTTTGATTGATTTGACCTGGCTTTAATATTGGAAGTTCCATTTAATATTTTTTATTATAAATATTAAACTTCTCCCAAATTAACACCTACCTTTTCGATTTTTGTTGTTTTTCTCAAATGAAATTTAAAATACGAGTTATTATAAAAGTTTTCTTCGATTATTTTTTTACTCAGATTTTTTAAAGTATCTTTTAATTTTTTTGATTTGAAATTATCTTGGGTTTCGTTTGTGAATAATGTTACTTCCAAATTTAAAAAAGATTTTTTTCCTTTATTCAAACCACTTGAACGTAAGTCCATATCAACAATGAACTTGTTATCGAACATATTTTTATCAACGTGTTCATAGATGGTGTGTTTTATTGCTCTGTTTAAATTGAGAACTATTCTTTGCCAGTTATCATTGTTAGTTTTTGGTTCAACCCAAGTTTGGATATTGAGATAAACCGATTTGAAATTGATTGAATCAACTGTTCCATAACTCACTTTCACGGTCCGAAACCCCAAAATTTTTGACGTTTTTCCTTTTTTCATTACTTTTCATACACTTAAAGTTTATTTTATAGAAAATTAGTTATATTTATAATTAAAATCAAAAAATATTGTGTTTTTAATTAAAAAAAAATCTATACCCACATCCAATAATTTTTCCTATACTTTCATATGATTATAATTAAACTGCACAGGAAAATTTCTATTGAAAAAGCTCTTAAGGACTACAAAAGTAAAGTAATCAAAACAAGACAACTAACTGAATTGGTTAATAGAACTGAGTACAAAAAGAAATCAGTTTTAAAAAGAGAACAACTTAAAAAAGCTATTTACGTACAAAAAAATTATAGAAAAAAGAAAGATTAAAGATTTTCTCTTAAATTTTTCATCTTAATATAAGATACCTTATCAAAAGTTTCGTTTTCCACCTTCTTAATTGTTTCTTCAATTTTTTCTTTTATTGAATCATCCTCGGCGGTTTCTATCAAGGTTTTTAATTTTTCTAAAGTTTCTTCTTTCACGACAGAAAACTTTTCATTAAGTTCTTCATCTTTGGTATTAAGAAGTTCGAAGAATTCTTTTTTCTCACTCTCATTTAAGTTTTCAATATGTTGTTGAATTGTCTTATTAGCAATTGAAACCATAGATGAAATAGGGAGATTTAAAATTTCTTTAGTATCTTTCTTTTCCTCTTTTTGTAAATTTTCTTTAATAAATTTTCTACTTTCTATTTTGGTTTCTAATTTTGTGATATCACCAAAAAACAAATTATCAATATGAGGGTATTCATTTTCACAAACAACTTCACTTGATTCAACCCAAAGTTGTATTTTTATAAAGTCGTCCGATTTAAGTTTATTAATTGTGTTTTCAAAAATTCTAACACATTCATTAATGTAATCATCAACTAAATCTTTTTTTAATCCTTTTTTAGAATTCAATTCATCATACAAATAAAACAATTTAGAGATATTTTTATTTTCTAAAATATTCTTTTTGAAGAACTTTAATTTTTCAGGGAAAGTTTTATCGACATATGATTCGATTAATAACTTTTCTATTTTCGATTTTAAAAGACCAAACTTATTCATATAATTTTTTTATATAAATATTAGTCACCAAGAAGTTTTTCCAATTGTTTTTCCATTTCACCTAAATGATTTCTTGCCTTAGACAAATCTATATAATCTTTGTCATCAAAAAAACCATTATTTTCACTCTCTAAAAGTATATTGTAGTTATTTTTTTCTACTCCTTCAGGGGTAACTCCCGCTTCTCCTCCTGGTTCAGGACCTGGAGGTGGTGGAGGCGATGGAATTTCTCCTCCTGATGGTTCCCCTCCGCCAGGTGGGGGTGGAGGTGTTGCTGCCGCTTCTGATGAAGTTGTGGTACCCGTTTTAGTTGAATATAACTTGTCTGTGTTGTCAAAAATACCTGTATGAGGAATAATTGATGCAGTGTTAGTTAATTCAGCACCAACCGCCTTTTCAATACGTTGTTGTTGTAAATCTGTTTTTATTTCATCATCAGACATTCCCATAATATGTTTCTTAGCCCAAGAAACAGATGTGGGTGCGATACCTTCAATTGCGGTAACACAATTTTTATATAAATCAACTTTCTCTTTCCAAACATCAATTTTTAGTAAATCTGCTTGTGTCGATGGATTGGTTAATGCCAATGTGAAATTACTTAATTCATCTTCAAATCCAAGTAAGAATAGATGTATAATAGCAATTTTATTTAGTTCGGCAATCATAGATTTTTGAATTCTATTAATAGTTCTTGCAAATCTAATATCTAAAAGTGAAAGATTTTTTCCGTCACCAACAGGTTCTTCAAAACCCAAATATGCTTTAGGTATACGAAGAGCTGTAACTAATTTCTTTTGAATGTACTCAATGTCGGCAATTTCAGAGAGATTCTGAGCTCCTGGTAAGGTATCGATTGGATTAGTTGCCGCGGGGTCACGAACAGGAATAAAGTAATCTTGGTCAACCGCCATTTGGTTAAAACGTAAATCTACATTACCTGTTTGACTATCAACAACCTGACTTCTTTTGAATTTGTTTGCAACACGTTGTACATATGCCTCAACATCCTTATCATCCATATTACCAACAAAAACTTTAAATACACGTCTTTCAGGCGCTCTTGACGTTCGATAAATTAACATCGCGTCCTCAGATAACAAAAGTTGTTTCCAAATACGTCTTGCTTTTTCCAACATAGATGTACCATAAGGAAGTTTTCTATCGTCACCTAATAATCTAAAATGAGCCATCTCCCAAGAGTTGAACTCCATATCCTTAGCTTTCCACTTAAATCTTAAACCTTTGTTTTCAGGAAGTTCGTCCACATTATGTGCTTTTGCAGGCATACCTCGTTCCAAACGTTCTATTTCAATATTTGGAAGTTGCATACAACCAATAATACCTCTTTCAGGGTCTAGTTTTAAGTAAACAAAATTGTCCCCATATTTACAAGTATTTCTTGTCCACATAGGTAGATTTGTATTAATATCTAATTTGTTATTAAATAAATCAATTAATATTGATTTAATACGTTTCGATTCAGAATATATCTGAAGCATATAACCATTTTGGTCAACCGTAGTAGATTCCTCACCATATATGTCTAAAGCGGCAGAAATCTCAGGGGTGTATTCCATCGATTCATAATCATAAAACGACGCTAATCTTGTTGGTTCATAATAAACTGCTTGAGTGTATAAGTTACTTTCAATTTTAGCCCATTGATTGGATAAATAATATGTTTGTTGAGCTTGAAGTTTTTCTTTTTCAAACTCAACTTTAGAAGTTGTTTTTAAAAGTTCTTTCTTGTCAAAATCGTATACAGGATAATCTTGATTTAATAGAGAATTAGGTCCAAATGCTTTGGATAATCGTTGCCATACGGTCAAATCTTTTTTTTGTTGTTCTGACATAGATGAAATTTATGTAATTAAATCAATAATTAAATAGTTATTTATTTGGCTTTGTTTTTGGTTGATTTATTTTTTCATCCCCACCTACTTTTACGTTACTAACCCCTTGATTTGCAACAACCATCCTCGAACCATTTAATTTGTTTCCGGATTTTTTCCTTTGAACTAGTCCCATAACTCTTATAAATATTAACGTTTACCAAATAACCAACCATATTTAAGATAGTCGTCTTTGGATACATTATGTTGATTAAACTGATTCATTTGTTGATTTAGATTTGGCATTACAGGGTCAAAAAATAAAGTTTTGTTATTTTCAACATTTTCAGTCACGGTCCAGGAATTAATCATTGCTTTTGTTTGTTCAGTTACCTTTGTTAAATTACTGAATGATGATTCTGCAACATACGTTGCCATAGCGATTGCCATAATTAAATCATCGTGATGACCCTTTTGATGGTCTGGTCTTCCGTTTATATAAACAAACGTATTCATTTGATTGAATAGTCGATTACTATAAATCTTGAATTTATATCTCAATGATTCTTCAAACGATGCAATTATTTGTACACGTTTATTATTAAAGTTGATTCCGGGTATTTTTTCTGCGGCCTTGGGGTCATACTTCCATTTATTAGAAACGTCGATTCCGTCCACATAAAGATTTTTATATCCCATTTCTTGAAGTTTTCTTGCGGTTGAAACTCCCATACCTCCTGTAATATCTATAACGATAAATGCAGAATACATATTCCCCCACTTATAGGCAATTTCCGCCATTGTATCGGGAGGTAACTTACCTTCAAATTCTAAAACTTGTTCTCGTTCGTCAAAATCAATAATTTGAATTGTAGAAAAATCTTCACTATCACCTCTACTAACATCTACACCCATAACATATCTATGACCTTGAACAGGTTCTTTCCATATCCATAGTTGGTTACTTATCATTTTGGCTTGTGGTTCTCGTATTAAATTTTCTTTGAGACCCATCATCATTTTTGATTCGAAAACATTATCACCTGAACCTAAAAAGTTACATTCTAACTCTTGAGATATTTTCCTTTTATCAAATTTTAATTTTTTTGCCATTTTCTCAAACCAATCTGATGTTGGTTTGTATCCGTTGTCCATCAACTTTCTTAACTCAATATAGTTTCTATTGTCAAAAGGTATGACAGACCAATCTATTATGTCAACTTCTTTATAATCTTCTTTATTTAAAAAATAATGAACCAAATCATCTACTTTTATCAAATGTAAATCTTTAGTATAACGAGGGTCTCTATACCAAAACATTTCAGAAATTTTGAAGTCATTCATACTTCTAAGTGCTTGGTCGTAAATTTCGTAATAGATTGGGTCAAATCCGTTTGGAGTAGAAATTACAATAACTTTACCCCCTGTTGATAAAGAAGCCATACAAGCCGCCCAAAAATCAGAATCGGCTTCAATATATGCCGCTTCGTCGAATATTAATATTGTTGGTGTATAACCACGTAACGCATCTGCGGAAGTTGCAACCGCCTTAACTTCACAATTATTATTAAGTTTATAATGTCTTTGTGAATTTTTTTCAGGTGAAAAATCAATACCCGTCCACTTTGGCCATTGACCCACAAAACCCCTAATTTTATTTGCCATTTCAACAGCAGTGTCTAACTTATTGGCAATTATTAATATTTTTTCAGGTCTTTCTTTTTTAGCAAAAACTAATTTTTTCGAACTCCAAGCCGCAGTTACGGTTGAAACGCCAGCTTGTCTGTATTTGAGAGCAATGTTTTCATTATACTTTTCATAATCCTCTAATAAACTAACTTGGTCAGGGAAAAGTTCCAAAGGAACATATTTCGATACCGTATTGTCATATGTTTGTAGGTATGTACGTAAAGCATATGGAGTATCTTTTTGACACTTCACGTATTCTAAAATAAGTTGTTCTCTAGTTAGATTTGACATCTATTGTATAAATACTAAAGAAAAAAATAAGTAAGTAAAATTACTTCATTCCTTTCTTCTTCAACATAGTTTCAATTTCAGAAACCATTCTATCAACCGCCTTCATAGCCGAGGGTTCTCCTTTTAATATGGCTTTTGCTAACTTAACAAATTCAGGGGCGGATATTTTAACAAATTTATGAAAAAGATAATTTTGTATTTCAGCTTTATCTTCATCAAATAATCTTTCAGGAAATGCCGCTCTAAACTTTTCATAAAACACAGGACCTAAACGAGAATCCCATATTTCACCAGGTAAAGTATCTTCAGCTCCCATAACCATTTTTGCTTGTTCAGGACTTTCAAATCCGTGAGTTGCAATACAATCCATAAAAGCTTTGTCCATTTCGTGTAATAACAATGGTAGAATCGGGGCCGCTGCGGTAATTGTTGGAGGTGATGTTTTGGTATTACACCAACCTTGTGCTAATTGACCTCCTCCTCCACCTCCTGAGCCAGCCGCCATACCTTCCATATTTGGATATAACCAATACAAATGTTCTAAGATTGATTGTGTTACCCCATAAAGTTCCATAAGTTCTGGGTCCAATCTATTAATTTCATCTTGTATAAAAAAATACATATGACCCGATTTAAATGCCGAACCTTGGATTAAAGAGTTGATAAATTTTCTTTTAGCTTTTTCTAAGTTGAATTTTTCCATAGCATCGGTAAAATCTTCAAGTTCCTCAGTATGTTTCTGAGATTTTTTGAAAATTTTTTCGATATCTTCTTTTTTTGGTTGTTCAGGTTTTGACCTCATTTTGGATTTAGCTTCCTGAGGTATTGTACCGCCCAAAGTAACCTTGAATTGGAATTTATCTTTAGGTATTTTCTTTTCCTTTGTGAATAAATCAATTGCGAGGTTTTCTAAATATTGTTTGTTTTGTTGTTCAATTTCAGCAATTTTTCTCATTCCGTTCATTCCGATTGACATCAATTGCATCAATGGATTTCTTGATTGAAGAACTCCTGAATCGTCTCCTAAATATCTTTTAACTTTATCTACAGAATCTTTAAATCTTTTTGATGCCACAAGTTCTATGAAATCTCTATCTTGTTCAGGAACCGAAGGGTGTCCGTGAAAAGGAGTTTGTTTTTGAGTAATTTGTCTTTCGATACCAGGTTCCATTCTCTCAGGACCTTCGTAATCGATTGGTGCTTCATTAACAATATTTTTCATTTGTCGTAATGTTTCTCTTTCTTTCTTAGTTAAATTTTCAGAAATAAGTTTTTTTTCTATGTCTTTTCTTAAGCTCATTTTACTTTTTAAATTGAAGTCCTAGTTCATCAAAACTAAACCATTTAGGAAGTTTTTCTTTATCAGCTCTTGGAACTGGTTCCACATCGGGTGCTGGTTGATAAGGGTCGTCTGGGTCAATTGTAGGACCAGGTTTTGTAATTGGTCTTTTTGGTTTTACAATAACATCATCATCCTCTTCCCCCGCTCTTGGAACTGGTTCCACATCGGGTGCTGGTTGATAAGGGTCATCTGGGTCAATTGTAGGACCAGGTTTTGTAGTAGGTTTTGATGGTTTTACGATTACATCATCCTCTTCTTCCCAAGCTTCTAATAAATTAAGTAATTCTTTTTTAGAAATCTTGGCGGGAATATGAGATTCAACCATTTTACTTATTTCTTTTTCAAGTTCTTCATAAACAGGGTTGATAGTCATTTTACTAACTTTTTCTTTAGTAAGATTATTATAACCTTTACCAACCATATCCATATAATTTTCTTTGGATTCAACTTTTTTTGGTAACCCTTTGTGTTTTGTTGAAGCAAAATCTTCTAAATCTTTTTCTGACATTGATTTAGCAACATCTTTTACTTTTTTAGAAACTTTAGATTTTGGAGTTTTTCCTTTTTTTACTGATAAGGCAAGTCCCATTAATTTTTGTTGTTGTTGAGATACAGATTTTTCATCTAAATCAGTTTCTAAAATATCCATACCATCTTGAGCATCTTCGAATCCGTCATCACTACTAGGTCCAACTTGTTTTGGGGATTGTGTTTGTTTTCCTTTAAAAGGGTTTATAGCGTCAACATCATCTTCCTTCATTTCTTCTACAGGAATTACGGTAGTTTTACCATCTTGTGTTGACACCATAACATCTTTACCACCCGTTGCAATTTTACCTTTATAATTCGGAGGTACATTATATTGTTGTACGGTTTTTGTAATTGGATTTAATGAGGGAGTTGGAGCGGTTTGTTCATTGACCTCTTTTTTTGATTCCATCAATTTATTATGAAGTGTGTCAAGTTGTCCCTCAGACAAATTAATTAAAAATGATACTTTAAAACCACTTTCAACTAAATTAATTATTTTATCATTAGTTTTCATATTCTACCTTTTTTTCGAATTCCAAAATTATATCACGTTCGTAAAATTTGTCTTTAACTGATTTTTCTGTGTCACCATATCTAAAAACCAATCTTTTTACCATATCAAAATTTACTTGTTCATTTTCCATTTCCCAACCCAAAGAAATAACATCGTCTTGTGCATCAATCATTGAAAAGTAATCAGAATTTTGTAATACTTCAAATTTAATCGAATTATTTTTCATATAACCAATTTTTTCAATGTGTTCTAAGTTTGGTGGTAATGGATAACCATTGGCGGGTTTTGAATCCCATTGTTCGCCCCAAACGTTTTCTAAACTATTGGAAAATATAAATTCATACAAATTTTCTCCTTTGTAGTTTGGTCCTAATTCATTAATATAAATCAGATAACTCATAGAACTTTACCATTCGGAGTGATTCTAAATTTTTCGTTTTTTACTTCCATCACGATATTATTTTTGGTAGTTTTACCAACAACTTTAGCTGACGGATTTTTTTCTAAAAATTTTCTTGAAACAACTTCCTGTACAATATTAGAAGATAACTTTTTTATTTTTTGTATATTTTCTTTAGTTGGTTTTGGTTGTTCAACAAAATATTTTTTTAATACTTTATCAATTTTTGATTCAGAAAATATTTCTTCGAACATTTCTGCCACTGAAGATGTTTCTTTTTCTGATAAACCTTTCATTTTATTCCATTCATTCTGTTCACCTGATGATGGAGGTTCAGGAGTTTCTGTACTGATTTCTTCGCCAGATATTTCCATATCATCTGATGGCATTTCTTCAGATGATAAGTCATCTGAAGATGTTTCTTCAGTTTCACCACCTTCAAATTTACCAATAATTTCTTCTTTATCATCCTCATCTAAATCATTTAAATTGATAGATGAAAGAACAGAATTAACAACATACTTGATATCATTTGAAGACATTTTATTTTCTTCTTTACCCAAAAATTCTCTAATTTTTTGAGTTAGTTTACCTGTTAATTTTTGAATTGTTTTGAAAGTAACTTCTTCCTCATCACCGGTTTCTTTTTCATCATCTGAAGGTAGTTCTTCTGAAGTTACTTCATCTGAAGGAAGCGCTGTTTCCGGTTCAGCAACAGGCTCCATTGGTGTAGGAGTTGGTTCCGTTGCTGGAGCCGGTTGTGGCGCGGGTGCTGGGGTCTGAGTTTCTTGTTCGTTTGTCTCAGTTTTTAAAACATAAGTCACATCATCTTCTTCACCTTCAGTGAATAAAGAGATATTATTTGAATTTCCTTGTAAGGTATTAACTTCCTTAGTGATTAAATTTAATCTTTTGAAAGCTTGCGAGTATGATGAATAGTATTTTCTATTTTTGATAGGTTCTAAATAATCTTGAGTTCCTTCATTTATAGATTTTTTTATTACATATCCGTTTTTTTCTTTTACAATCTCATATTTCACACCATCGGATAATTTTATCGAATACTCTTTTGAGCTTGACTCATTTAGTGAGTTAGGAATATTTTCTTTATAACGTGATATTTCTATCATACGTTGAATCTTTTCAGTTCCTTGTAGTTTTTCACTACCGACAGGTTTTAACTTTCCCATTTTAATATTTTTTTTAAAAAATTATTTTTATATATAAATATATGGTAATATACTAATTTTGATTATTACTATAATTCTTTAAGTTTTTGCGATAATTTTTCCAAAAATTCTTTGGAAATTTCAAAAAAACCTAATGTTTCATCAATCTTTTTTTCTAAAAATGTGGATTCTTTATCCAAGTATTCCATAGGGTCGACAAGTTTTCCATCTTTGTAGAGTTCGAAATGTAAATGTGGACCCATAGAATTTCCTTTACCCACATCATTTTTGTCACCACCCGTGAGTCCTACTAATTCCCCTTTCTTAACATTATCTCCTTTAGATACATCAATTCTTTTCAAATGACAATATCTTGATTTAAATCCGTTTTGATGGTCAATAAAAAGTGTACCACCACAAGCATCATTTCTTGTTTCAGAATCTATCACAACCCCATCTTCAGGAGATTTAACCTCACTACCTGAACTAATATATAAATCTACACCTGGATGACTTCCTGATTTTCTTTTTTCACCAAATGGATTTCCAACATATAGTTTAGACAATGGTGACGATAATTTAGATTCATTCAAACCTGAAAAAAGTTTCATTATTTGAACAAAGATATCATCATCATTCACGCTCGGTATACTTGAAGTGGATTCGGATTTAAATTTTTTAATCGCATCTTCGGTTTCTGTATCATATAATCCGTATTCATTATTTTTCGGGGTATAAAGTCCAAGTAAATTCAAACCCAATTGAATTTTTTTAACATCTTCATTAAATGTTCCTTTTTGGATATTAAGAGGTAATTTAATATTTTTAATTTCTTCGGCCAATTTGTCTTTATCAACTTTTTTTTCTTCGTCACGCTTGATGTCCATATTTTGACCTTTAATAACATCCGATAGTTTTAGACCATATGGTAGACCAACGTGAACGTGTGATGAAGAATCGGGTTTATTGGGCCATTTTGCAATTACACCAATCCTATCACCAACTTTAACAACATCACCAATTTTTAACTCAACATCAACTAAGTGAGTGTAAAATATATTAGGATAATTATTCATCCCCGCAATAGAAACTTGTGTTCCAAATACTTTACCCGAATTCAAACTTCCAACATAAATACTTGTAACTTTACCATCAGTAAATGAATAAACTATAGTACCTGGAGGTGCGAACATATCCCAAGCATTATCTGATTGCCAATTATTCATTTTTCTTGTTGCATGATTAGCGGGACCATTTTCCAAATCAACTTTTAACACACCTTGTACGGTTGTTATTGATTCGTTTAAAGTTAAATTTTTGTCCATCAAACCATCTTGGAATTCGAAAAGTTTTTCCAAATAACCATTTCTACGCAAAACTTTGAAAACCAAATTCTCAACAGAGTATTCACCCCCTTTTTCTAAACCAGATGTCCGAAAGTTTTTTATTTTTTCTTTCAATTTTTTTAATAAATTCAAACCTTCTTCTAATGATAATTCTTTTGATTCCTCAATTGCCGAATCAATAAGTTCCATCCAATTTTTACTTTTTGTTTTAATAGAAGGATAATCAATTTCGACGGTTTCTTTAATTGGATATTTAACCCATTCATCATTCATAACAGAATAAGTTCCTAATGAAAAATGACTCTCGTCTGTATCTTGTGCGTAAAGTTCAACATCAAAATCTTTAATTTTAATATTGTGTTTCAGATTAAAAATTATTTTTTTCAAATTCAAATAATTTTTAAAAGTATCTCTATATTTTATCGGAAATTGTTTAAAATCTATAATAATGTGTAAATCAACATCAGAATATTTTGACCAATTAAAATTAACTAATGAACCTGTCACAATAATATCCTCTATAACAACGTCCAAATCAAAACCATCTATAAAATATTGTGAAATTTCTAATAAACGTTCTCTGATTTCGGGACGCATTTTTTCTTTTTGACCCTCAAAATCATCGTTAGATTTTTCATTTGGTAGATACCAAATTTGTGGATTAAGTTCGTCTTGTAATTTAAAAGATGATATTATGGATTTCAGATTACTCATCTGAAATAAATACTTTGATAAATTGTTATTATCTATATTTTTTTATATTTGAATGTTCTTGAAATTTTGGAAGTAAAAAATTTACCTTGTGATTCTGACATTCTAAATTGAGTATATAATTGATGGGGCACCTCGTCATAGGAATATTTGACCCCATTATTAAACTCAACAATCAAATTTTTTGACTGAGTATCGTACTCAGTTTTTTTTATTGTGGAAGAGGTAATCTCATTTATAATTTTGGTTCCATCGATAATTTCTTTAGTTATTCCCATAAATTAAATTTAGTAATTTTAGATAAAAAAATAAACCCCCAAATTATGGGGGTTTATTATTATTTTTCGAGTTCTTTTATTTTATCTCTCACTTTAGCCGCTTTTTCAAATTCTTGGTTTTCAACCAAAACTCTTAACTCATTTTTTAATTCATTAATTGTTTGAGAATTTTTTTCTAACAATTTAATTCTATCTCTGAATTCGGCCGCTTTTTCAAATTCTTGTTTTTCAATTGCGTTTTGAAGTTCTTGTTTCAACACTTCTATTTTATCTTGTTTGGAGTTCACAGGATAATCATCACCCAATCTTACAAAACTTGTGTAAGTTATAGAACCATCTTTAGAAGTATAACTTGTTTTACTCCATTGACCTGTTTCGTCAATACCTGACTCACTTTTAGTTTCACCATCCATTTTTGGTAATTTATAGTTGTATTCATACCTACTAAAAATGTCATCGAAAGTGCTGTTAATCATTTTAAATAAATCTCGTTTGTTCATAATTTTAAATTTTAAGTTTTATTTCCATCCAAATTTCAAATACCATACCAATTATACTGATAAATAGTCAAAGTGTCAACTTGTCACAATTTTATTAATTTTTTGTGACAATTTTTTTCATTGAATTTTAGAAAAAACTTAATTATAATTAAAAAAAAGATAAATATGATTGAATCAGCCGATAACGAAGATAAACGTAAACCAAAAAAAGAGAGTGATTCTTCAACTCCTGTTTTGGATAATTTCAGTAGGGATTTATTGAAGTTAGCAGAACAAAATAAATTAGACCCTGTCATTGGAAGAGAACGAGAAATTACTCGGATAGCTCAGATTCTTTCACGACGTAAGAAAAATAACCCAATCATAATTGGTGCCCCAGGTAGTGGTAAATCAGCAATCATAGAGGGGTTGGCGATTAAAATATTTAATGGTGATTGTCCACGAAATTTGGCGGATAAACGAGTAGTTTCTTTGGATATGACTTCAATTGTTGCTGGGACAAAGTATCGTGGTCAATTTGAGGAACGTATGAAAGTAATCATTGAGGAACTACAATCTAACCCTAATATAATTGTTTTTATAGATGAGATACACACTATTGTTGGTGCGGGAAATTCCTCGGGTTCATTGGATGCGTCAAACATTTTCAAACCAGCGTTGGCTCGTGGAGAAATTCAATGTGTTGGAGCAACAACTTTAGATGAGTATCGTAAGAATTTTGAAAAAGATGGTGCTTTAGAAAGAAGATTCCAAAAAGTTATTGTTGACCCGACATCTAAAAAAGAAACATTAGAAATTCTAAAACAAACCAAAGATAGATATGAAAATTATCATAAAGTACTTTATTCTGATGAGGTGTTGAATCTTTGTGTTGATTTAGCTGAAAGGTATATCACAGATAGGGAATTCCCTGACAAAGCGTTTGATATTATTGACGAAGTTGGTGCTCGAACACAGGTTGAAATTAAAATGCCTGAAATAGTGGATAAACTAAAAGAAGAAGCTCAAAGTATCAAGAACCAAAAAATGGATGTGGTAAAAAAACAAAAGTATGAGGAGGCGGCAAATCTTCGAGATAAAGAAAAGAAAATATTAGATAGATTAGAAGAAGAAAAGAAAAAATTTGAAGAAGAATTACAGACAAAAAAGAAAGTTATTTCCACTGAATTAGTTTTCGAAGTTGTTTCTAATATGACCAAAATTCCTCTGTCAAAATTAACCGCAGATGAAACTTCTCTTTTATCAAAGTTAGCTGAGAATTTGTCAGGAAAAGTAATCGGACAAGAAGACGCTGTATTGAGAGTTGCCAAATCTATTCGTCGTAATAGAATCGGTATTAAAGACCCAAATAAACCGATTGGTTCATTCATATTTTTAGGTTCCACTGGTGTTGGAAAAACTTTATTGGCAAAACAATTAGCAAAAGAAATTTTTGGTAGTGAAGAAAGTTTGATTCGAGTTGATATGTCAGAGTTTCAAGAAAAACATTCAATATCAAGGTTAATTGGTTCTCCTCCTGGATACGTGGGTTATGATGAAGGGGGTCAACTTACTGAACAAGTTAAAAACAAACCTTATTCAGTTATTTTATTTGATGAAATTGAAAAAGCCAATAAAGATATATTTTCAATTCTATTACAAGTTTTAGATGATGGCCATTTAACTGATAGTTTAGGACGACGAATTAATTTTAAAAATTGTGTTATAATAATGACATCCAATTTAGGTGTTAAAAAACTACAAGATTTTGGTACGGGTGTTGGTTTCAAAACCACAAGTAATACTTATATCGAAGAAGAAAAGAAACGTGATGTTCTAAAAAAAGAATTACAAAAGTTTTTCGCACCTGAATTTTTGAATCGTATTGATGAAGTTGTTGTATTTAATTCTCTCAAAAAAGAAGATATTCTACAAATTGTCAACTTAGAATTTGAAAAATTGAACAAACGTTTAAGTGAATTGAAATACAATATAACTATAGATGATTCAATTAGGAATATGATTTCTGAGGTTGGTTTTGATGAAATGTACGGAGCAAGGCCTTTAAAAAGAGCCATTCAAGATAAAGTAGAAGATTTTATTTCTGAAGAAGTTATTAAAGGTACAATTAAAGAAAATGGTTCCTATCACATTTCATACAAAGATGAAAAAGTGGTTTTAGATGAACCAAAACTTACTGAGGTAGAAGAACCAAAAAAAGAAAAGAAAAAGAAAACTTCTCAGAAAAAACCAAAGGTATAATTTGATTCGGGAATGTATTTGTATTTCAAATAACCAAGTTCCTGAATCATTTTCTTACCAGTTTCAATTCCATTGTAAACGTCTTCAACCACAACATATTCATTGGGTGTATGATAATCGTAATATCCAATTGCTATGTTGATACAAGAAAAATCAAATAATTTTTTCAAAGCGTAAGCGTCTGTATAAGGATGTGAACCATAATTAGGTTCTATGAAATTTTCATTTAATACTTTGTTTGTCAATAAATGAAAATTACTTTGTCGGTCAAACAATCGTGTTCCCATCAAAAATTCACTTACCATTCTGTTACCAGGGGCGTCGAATTGGATGGCATATCCAACGTTTTCAAAAAACTTTTCATTTGCCGCTCTTGACCCGTGACATCCTGTTTCTTCTGAAACAAAAAAAGCAACCTTAACATTTGGAAGTTCTTTTAGAAGTTCCAAACACGCAAAAATACCACACTTATCATCACCACCAATACCTGTTGGTTTTCCCTTGTCATTATACGCTTTTAGGGAAGGTTTCAACTGGTCTTGAAGATTGGGAAGAAGTTGTTCTTTGATGTTAATGGTATCAAGAGCGTGTACGGTATCTGTATGTGCAACAACACAAGGAAAAAACTGACCTTCTTTTAAAGGCTCAGTTTGTTTTGTGACATATATATTTTTTTTGAAATCTTTAAAAAATTTAAAGTTGTTTTTGGTTAACCAATTTTCCAAAAAAGAGACCATCTTTTCTTCTTTATAGGTTACGGTAGGAACGGATAAAACGTCCTTTAATAATTGATAATCTCTTTCCATAAAACAAAGATACAAATAAGTTTTGAACTACCAAAACTTATTCAAAGATTTCAAAATTATATAAAAAATTGTTAAATTCTTCAGGGGTATAACTTCTTTCCTCAGTTTTATAGTTGTGTTTCTCATCATATTTTTTGTAAAGAACAACTAATTTCATTTTTTCTTTATCAATTTTATGAATTCTAAATCTATCTTCAGAACCTCCTTTATCTTTTGGAAGTTCATACCAAGTATCGAGTTTATATTTTTTTGTTATATTGATTAATTTTTGTAAATCAGATAATTTATTTTCTTCCAAATCTTCTGAAAGTTTTTCTAAAATGGTATCCAAGCTTCGTTCGACTTCTCTATTAAAACTGCTTTCATCCCAATCCTCGTGTAGACAAACATAATCATAAAGATGGTCTCCCCATCCACCCAAATTTTTGTTTTCAACAAGGGAATTTAATAAACCACCAATATTTTTTTGTTTTGGTTTATACATTTCAAACAAAGTTATCAATACATCAACCAAGGTGAGATATTCAATGAACATATATTTTTGTACAATTCCAAAACGAATAAATATGTTATTAAATGTAGATTCCAAATCTTTTAAAGCGGATTGTCTTTTACATTCATTCATTAATGAGGTATATTCGCCTAATATGTTATCAATTTGACGTTCATACGCGTCGTAAAGGATGTTACTTGCTCGTTCACAAAAATCATCTTCTCTTCTCCAATCATTTGTTTTTGGTTGGAGATTAGGGTCCAAAAGGGCAAAAATTTCAAAAAGTTTTTCATCGAATTGATGTGGTATTTCTTTAATAAGGTATCCTTGTTTCCAATCGTCATACACATAATCATTTGAATAAAAAGGTCCGTCGTAATAACCAGGTCCTGAAAGAATTTGATTAACGGCCCATAAATCTTGGTCAACGTCAAAATCAGAAAACATTTTAAAAAAATCATCTGAATCTTCAAAACGAATAACGACTTTTGATTTTTTTGGTGAACTTTTATTAAAAGTCACATCATAAATTAAAGGTTCGTGAGCTAATAAATCACCAATTGCTCCCCCATCTCCTTGTTTAATAAGGTTCAAATAATAAAGAGTGTTATATTCAGGAATAATTTGGTTTATAATTTCTTTTAGTTCAGGGAATAATTGTTTTAAATGGTCAACAGGAACATCATCCCCATACTTATCAACAACGTCAACATCATACCTTTGAACTCTAATCAAATACGGACTATATCCATCAACCAAATTATCAAGTTCAACTATAAAGAAAAATTTATTATCTTCAGAATTACTATACTTCCAATATGGTAATTGTTTATCTGTTGTAAAATACAAAAACCCTTTTCTATTTTTTACTTGTACAATTAATACTTTGGAATCCTCATATAAAATTTTTGATTCCCTGTATTCACTTCTTGATTTGTCAATACCACTCAAATTTTTATCTTCGAAGATTTTTTTTCTCATTTTAGACATTTAATAATATAAATACCAAAAAAATTTGTTATTTTCTCTAAGTTTCGTATATTTGTAATAGAATATTCGTTCATTAACATATTGGGGGTGACCGGTTTTGACAGGCAATGTTTATTGTCTGAGGCACGTCGAGGCTGAATTAACCTCGTAAGAACTGATTCGAACAAATAGATGATAACATCATCAACAAACTTTCTCAAGTAGGATTAATCCGTACTGAGGAAGTATCTGTAGCCTAACTAGGTTGGGGTACACAACGGGTCGGGGGACATATAACCTTGGAACAGAAGTCCTTATAGTGTGATACCACTTAGAGTGTCAAGGAGGTGTTTTCGGTTCAATCCTACTTAATAGGAACCGACCATAGTTGTAAGTTCTGATGGAAAAATAAGAACTTACTATTTGTTGATTAAAAACTAATCAAATAAGCGTGTAGTCTCAGTTAGTATTGTTGTTTGGACGAGATTTTCGAATATCTCCACCTCCACCAATTGAAAACCCCACAAAAGTGGGGTTT